AAACCGAATCCAGTTATAACTCCGAGAAGCAATGGACAAATTGAAGTTCAGGTTTATTATACGTTAGCTCCCGAGGCAACTGCGGATAACTTCTCTGGAGTTGACGTCTATTTAGAAGATCCTGACATCAGCTCCCAAGCTTCGATGCCAATGAGCGGCACGCGGCCAATGGACGGGACCACGAATCAGGTCAGCGGGAAGTGGACCCCGGTTTTCGAGAACAAATCCTCAACCGTCTGGACCGGATCGGCCGCCGCTCATGGCCCCGTAGATATCCTAGTTGACAACACGTCTACAAGTTTGAAGAAGGGGATGGATCGGAAGGTCAGGATTTACTTAGCTTCATACGGCCCAAACTCAAATGCTGTTCTAGTCAGGGCTAATCAACCAAACGCAACCCCTAGCGTGATAGCGGCCATCCCTCCTCCTGGAACTATATATGTTCGCGGACAAGAATATGCTTGGTTGGTTACAAACTGTCAAGTACAATTGGAAACGGACTTCGATAGGCCTGATCCAAACTATAGATTGCTGTTTAGTTACACTCCGCCAGATTTGAATACTCCCCTTCCCACGGGAATGAATCCATTTGGCGGAGTTGATATCTTTTATGCTTATCCAGATGTCAAGAACATTGACCCTTATTACGTAATTACCGACTCTAAAGTCTGGGTTTCAGTAACGGATTCTCACGGTTATTTGTCTCCGATCTATCCCGCGGGAGGCGGGGGAACATTTAGAGCTTATTTCTGTTCGGGAGATAATTCACAACCGTCTCACGTTAACCAGTTGATTCCTGGGGTAACTCCTTACGTTCAAGTAACGATTAGTTTAAGCCTACCAAACGCGCCCGACATCACGGGATTTAAACTTGTGAAGACGTATTGGAGTAGGAGGTACGATGGCTCGTTGGTAGCTATGGCCGATATAGCCTGGGATAAACAGACGGCCGCGAACTTTGGGGGAGTTGTATTCTATCTGATTGCAACTAACCCAACAGATCCCAATTACAAACTACCAATGCAATTGGACATGGTCGGGGATACGGCAACATTCGATACTCTGGAAGTTTTGAATTGGCCTGTAAATGCAGAAGATTGGACTATACTTGCCGTATCTCAAGATGCTTTCTCACAGGAAAACAATACTCCATCTAGCCCAAGGGTCGGATCTCCCGAAATCCTTTGGCATATTGGTGGCCCAATTACACAGGGCGGGATAGGTCAGGAGCACGCGCCGCTCGTTACGCCATTGAACTTGCCCACGCCAATCGAGGATCAGCAAGTTTCTAGTGATGGCGTGCAAATGATGCGCTTCACGATATCTGGCTGGACGATACCTAAAGACAATAATTTCGGCGGCGCGAAAGTTGCAATGATCGATGTTTTTGGGGGAATAACTTACTTTGACGCGGGAAAGGCGACAAGTTTAACCACTCCTTGGATGCCGGCATCGAGCGCGGGGAGAATCTATTTTTACGTGATAAGTTATGACCCTCAGAATCTCATGAATAGTATTGATCAACAGCCTGGGGGTACGACACCATTTACTTACGACGACTTTAAACCTAAACCTGGAGCTATAAAGGCTAGTCAAATTCCCACGGATTGGTTCAGCACTAATGATTTCGTTTGGAAGAACGCGCCCGGCCCGTTTAATCCTAATGATCCGCTGAATACTGGATTACTTATCAATCAGGTTGACGCGGGTCGAGTCCAAGTGGGGACCGTATTGAGGGTCGGGGGCGCGCCCGCTAGCTCAGGGTTGGGACCATCTTTCTCGGGCAAGAATGGTCAGATCGCAGTTTACTCAAGTGGGACTGATCCTGGAGATATCAATGGAACCCCAACTCTGAGAGCTTGGATTGGACAACAAAGTTCTGGAGGGGGAACGATTTATGGAGGTTGGTTTTCAGAGTTGTATGTCGGTGGTAGTGGACCTCCAACTTCGCCGTTATACGTCAAGAATGGAGGGCTAGTTATAGTCGGAGGTTGGGATGTTCAGACGTCTTTGGGAACGAAATACTTCCCATACATAAGCGTTCGGGATAAGAGAAATACCGAGCAGGCTAGAATAGGGGCGAGTTTATCAGCTAATCCCGATGGGACATACCAGGTTCCAATCGGGAACATTGCAGATATCGGAGGGGGTTGGTTCACCCAGATTGCTATTGGTGGTCCCAATCTAGCTAACTGGAATATTTTAGTTCCTGGGGATGGCACGATACACATGCGGGGGATCAATACTTTCGAGATTGATTACACCCGAAACATTCCAGCAATCAGCCCTCCGACCAACGCGCCCTATCAGTTATTGTTGGGAACGGATGTTGCTTATGCGGCTGTTGGGATAAATAAATTCCCTGGGATTACATTGATGCGTTGGGATGACGTGGGGAATAAAGCAACCACACATGGAATGCAGTTGATAAATCGCGGAATCCTTCTAAGCACGCAAGATGCTACCACGACCGAGCAAAAGCGCGCCGCGCTGTACACGTTCAATGGGGATTCTCAAGGATACGATGGTGGAAGATTCTGGGGTGAGCTTGCGCTATTCAGCCCAACGACTGGCATTATAAATGTCTTGATGAATTCTGGGTACTTTAATGCTGGCATCCTAACTGGTGGCTCCTCATTAACAATGGGAGATGAGCATAATAACATAAGCTTTCAGGTGCGCTCGACTAGGGATATAGTATTGGGCGCGCAGGTGTTCTGGGGGCCGACGGCTTCGATTCAACTGATCGATGCGAGCGGGACTTATATCGGGCCGATAAAGGCCGGAGATTTCTCTGCCAACAGTTACTCCATCGGCACAACTGAAGTCATCGATTCCAGCCGCAACCTCGTCAACTCCAATGTCAACATCGGTGCGAACTACTGGATCGACAGTGGACAGATCACAGCTTCCAGCCTTTATATCCGCGTGGGAGGGATAGCCACGCCCATCATTAATGGCTTCGGTCAATGGGTTGGTCCTGCCATGACTGGAGCGCAGACACCTTGGACGCAGACAATCTATGCGCAGGGGAATGAGCTTCACGACGCGGGCAGGATCGTGGCTCAGTTGAGCACATATGTCCTGCGAAACAGTCCGAATGCTAGCTTTGGAGAGCACGTCCTGGATCTAACCGGGCCGGGAATTTTGCTGATGAGCGCGGGCGGTGGCTATCCCAGAATGGATTTGCAGCCTAGTTCGATTTCGATGCTGAACTCTGGCGGCTCGCAGGTGTTTCATGTGGACCTGAATGGAGTGCTGACTTGTTCGACCTGCAATGCCGGGATCTGGACGGGAAGCGTACAGACGGGAACCAACTTCGTTTATGCGACACAGTTTGGAATTTACGGTTATGCCGCGGGCGTCGGCACCACCGCAACTCCAGTCACTTTTCCGACCAATGACGGGCGCACCGTTACTGTTGTCGGCGGAATTATCACCAAAGTTCAATAAGGAGAAACATGGAAAAGACATTTAGGCTCGAACAGAAAGAACTCGCTGCTCTCGATCAGTTGGAACAAGAGAAGACAAGAGCATTGGCGCAATACGGCGCGCTGAGTATCGATATGAAGAATGCTGAACAGCGAATAAACTCGACTGTCGAGCGGCAACAGAGTTTCCTGAGGTCGGTTCTGATGCATCGCGGGGTCGATCGATTCAGCGCCGCGCAGATAGTTAATGGCTCGGTAATCTGTACTGTTGAAGATGAGCTAATTTCTAACGTAATTGAGGAGAAGAAGACCAACGGTCTAGCGGCCGTCGAATAATATGGCTTGGCTCAGCAAAAACAACTTCACGCCATCGGATAATCTTCATGCCGATGACATGAATAATCTCTCTAATGACATAATGAACTGGGGAGGTGATGTTAATGGCGGAGGACATCACCTCTCGAACGTCATTATTGACCCATATTATCCAGGTCCAGGTGTGGCGGAATTTTCCCCGTTGCACGTTATCCCAACTTCTACTGATTATAGTGCTCAATTGAGATTAGACAGTGAAGCGGGTGGGAATCCCCCGAGATGGATCTTAATCAAGGATGCAACGACCGAGAGCGGCGCTAATGCTGGATCGAACCTCCAGCTAGAAGCTTGTGACGATACAGGCAATATAATTCATACGCCAATCTCGATTGTCAGGTCGACTGGAGTAATGACCCTCGGACAACAGATCTGGAGTGGTAATGTGAACGGCGGAGGATTCACACTTTCCAATGTCGTGTTGCCTGGAGTATTTTCTGATCCAACGACTACTAAAGGGGACATCGTTGGTCGGGGAGCGGCGGCTCCAGCGGTGAGAATCCCAGTGGGCGCGGACGGAACTACACTACAGGCGGATAGCACTCAACCATTAGGAGTAAAATGGGCGACTTCTCCAGCAGTACCAACTTCGACTCAAGTGATCGCGGGCGCGGGATTGGCAGGTGGCGGTGCATTAACTGGGAACGTGACGCTAACGAACGCGGGAGTTCTAAGCTTCAACACTAGAACTGGGGCTATCACATTATCGGCTGCAGATATTACGGGAGCGACTGGAGTAATAAACACTAGATCAGTCTTAGCCGGAGCGGGAATGTCTGGTGGTGGGCAGCTAACAGCGGACGTGACGCTTAATGCTCTAGTGACTTCTGTTTTCGGCCGCACTGGAGCTGTTGTATTAACGGCTGCTGATGTTTCAGCTGGTGGTGGCGTACCAGCGGCGAGGCAAGTAATTGCTGGAACGGGGATGTCTGGAGGGGGCGCGCTTAGTTCGGATGTTACTTTGAACGCGGCTGTGATTAGTGTCTTCGGGCGCACGGGATCAATCGTGTTGAATCAGGGAGATATCGTAACGGCTGGTGGGGTGGCGAATACTCGGCAGGTCATCACGGCTGTTGGGTCAGGATTGGCTGGTGGTGGACCGTTAAGTGCGGATCTGAATTTGTCAGTTGTATCTAATACCTCTGTTCAGAAGGTGAACGTATTCAGCAATGTCGCAGTTGGCAATCCAGGCTCCCCGGTATCGACGGAATCGGGGATCAATTTCATTCCTGGGAACTCTAACACGACGATTACCATCGCGGATGAGCCTGCGAATAACCGCGCTAACATCACAATCACGAATACCGGATCGACGGCCATCTGGACGACCAGGGGCGCGACCACCACGCTGATCGGGAATAGGCCGGGCATAAACCTGATTGAGGGATCGAATGTCACGTTCTCGGGAGTTGACAACTCCACGAGCAACCGCGTAGACATCACGGTCAGCGCGGTCGGCGGAACGGGCGGCGGCGCGAGTCAGACGCCGTGGCTCACCAACGTGGACGCGGCGGGATACAACCTTGCGAACGTCGCCTATCAGGGCATCAATTCCGCTGTCGATATTACAACTCGCTTGGCGTTGCAGTTGACTGGTACGGAATTAGCAATAAGAGCGGCCAATTCGAGCGCCGCGAATGCCGCGAGGATCGAGGCCGACAACGACAATGCAACGGCGAAGATCCAGCTAGTCTCCCATGGATCATCTTTTGGCGGAACATTACAGGGAACTGGTGGCCTAAATGCCGCCGTAGGCGGGATGACTTTCTCCATTGCCGATGTGGAAGCGATGCGGGTTTCAGTGGGCAAGCATTTACTGGTCGGGACAAACACCGATGACGGCGTGGAGATGGTGCAGGTCAACGGCAAGATCAAAAGTTTAACGGGCGGGATCGTATTCCCCGATGGGACGGTGCAGACTACTGCCATCACCTCAACTGGCATGAACGATCCGACGACGACGCTGGGAGATTTGATCGTCAGAGGTTCCACTGTAACTGGCAGGTTGGGAGTTGGGACCAACGGTCAGGTATTGGTGGCGAACAGCGTAGCCGCGATGGGCATCAATTGGGTAAGTCCCAATGCGCTTTCAGGAGTCCAGAGTCCTTGGGTTGCTGATGAGGACGCGGCGAATCACAAGTTACTCAACGTCAACCGGATCGGTATTGGAACCTCTTCGCCTACCGTTAGTTTGGACATACAGGGAAATCCTTACGCATACATTAACATTTCGTCTTTAGGATCGACGGCTCCAGCAGGAAGATATCAAATCGTTCCTGATGCCTTTGCAATCTATCTTAGGGCGAACACCGCGACGGCGGGAGATTTTTCAACACTATTGAATATTGCAACATTTAACACCTCCAGTGCGGCATTCAATGCAATTCCTGGAAGTGCAGAGACCGTCAACATAATCTCCGGGGATGGCGCAATCCAAGCGATTTTACAGGGATATTCATATAGCTCTAGTCAAGGGTATGGATTGACCTTTGCCAGCAATTCGGCTAGAGGAACCTCTGCCGCGCCGACGCCTTCGCAGCAAAATGATTTTCTTGGGCGTCATATATTCAATGGCTATACCTCCACTAACGGCTGGACCACGGGTGCCCAAATCTCAAGCCTAGTCGAGCAAAATTGGGGAGCGACAGCAGCTTATGCGAATCTAATTTTTTACACCGCATCTGGCGGGGGCGCGGCGGAGCGCATGCGGCTTACGGGCGCGGGGCAAGTACTCATCGGACAGACAGCAGGCAATGGCACGCTTGCGGCGCTCCAGGTCACCGCGCCAGCGACGGCAACGAGCGCGTTCGACGTGACGCAGACGATAGGCACCGGACGAGCGAACGTGACCTTTATCAATGCCAGCGGAAGTTCCGATGTAACCAATAAAATGCGGCTTCGCCTGGGTCCAGCCGCCGCATTCGCAGGCACGGACGTTCAGCCTTACATTGAGTCCTACATTCAGGACACTGCCTATAACGCGGGCTTAGCATTGGGCACCAAAAATGCGAGCGGCGTTCTTGAGGCCATGCGAATAAACTTCAATCAACAGGTCAGCATTGGGAGCTTAATCACGCCGGGCGCGCGCTTGAACGTCGTGGATTCGGGAACTTTCCAATTGAATCTCGCCGCTACGGACAACCAGTGGGGGCTGGTTTTTCAGTCTTACGGAGCATCCGCGCCCGTGTCTGGATATGGCGGTCCAAATAACGCGGCCATCGTCCAGTACTTTAATGCTCCGATGGTTTTTGCCACGGCGAACGTGGAGCGTATGCGGATCATGGGCAACGGTAACGTGGGCATTGGGACGACAAACCCGGGAGCAAATTTAGATGTCCACGGAGGAAGTGGTGTTGCCACCCTGACGAGTACGGCAACCGGTATTGCTCAAGTGCTGCTTCAGTCGAATAACCAGAATTGGTTTTTTCAAAATCGCGGTAACTTGGATGCAGCATCTGGTCCGTCCTTCAACCGATTCGCCTTATACGGTCCCACATCAAACGAGTGCATGACAGTTCTGACCAACGGTCTAGTTGGAATCGGGACGGCGAGTCCGGCTTATCAACTCGATATTCTGAGCAACAATGCGACTCAACTCCGTTTGCAGACTGCGGCGGGGAGCGGAAGTCAAATCTATCTGGGCGCGGGGCAGGCGGGAGCAGGTGGTGTCATTCAATTTGCGGCGACGACGGCAAACGCGAATGCGGTTTGTCTAGGCAACAGTCTGCCGGGGGCGGCGGTCACGAATGATTTTGTTTTCGGCACTTTCACCACTGCGGGCGGATGGGCCGAGCGTATGCGGATCTTGGGTGCGGGAAATGGCAACGTGGGCATTGGAAGCTCCGCACCAGTAACCCGATTGGAAGTGTGCGTACCCAATGGGAACACTGGTATAAATGTCACCACTTCCCAAGCGTCTTATGGCTTGCTCATCGGTCAGGACGCGGCATCTCAATCCGCGAGTGTTTATCACGGCCCCAACTACGGTTATGTCATCAATGTGCTGAACGCGCCGCTGATTTTGGGAGCCAACAATTTAGCCAATGTGACCATCCTGCCAAGCGGGAATGTGGGCATCGGGACGGTGAGTCCCGCATACACGCTCGACCTCGGTAATGGCTCCCTGGGCGGCATCGGCCTGCGAGTAAATAATGCGGCGGGTGGAGGAACCCGCCTTACTATCAATGGCGGGACTACGAACTTTACGATCTCGAACAGTTACTTTACGACTAATGCATTCGAGATTCACGACGACACAAACATTGCTAGTAGATTAGTCATTTTGCCGAGCGGCAATCTGGGCATCAACAAAGCAGCTCCCGCCTATGCGCTCGATGTGACCGGAGATTGCAACATCAGCGGCACCTATCGCGTGAATGGCGTGGCTTTATCGACGGGCGGCGCACCGGGCGCATGGTTATCCTATACGCCGACCGTCACCGATAACGTCGGCACAGCGATGGCTACCTCTTCACTTACCGCGCATTATGTTGTTTTCGGATCGATACTTTTTATCCAGATCGTTTTCGTGGTCACGATGACGGCCAATTCGGGGGCTATAAACTTCACTTTGCCGGTAACAGCCGTCGCGGATGCCAATAACGTAACCTGCTACGCGGCGTGGGGTTCGGGAACCCAGAATCAGGCAGTCATCGCTTCAGGCAATAGTGGGACTTCCATCAAGATCACGATGGGAGCGTTTTCCAACGGAGTTTCGTTGCAACTCTACATTGGCGGTTCGCTGAGAATTTCCTAAAGGAGGAACTTAGAAATGACACCTATGCAAGGAGCGGCCAAGAGCAATTTTCCGGGGCCGCTCGACTACGATTCGAGTGCCCAACTCATGAACGATATGAGTTTTCGCGGGCGCATCAAGGTGGCCTGTCTGCACTTCGCGAGCTACATCCAGGGCGAGGAGCCAACCGTGGCGGCGCACAACACCCGTTACCAATGGGCGCAGCAGACCATGATGAATCCCGATATGGCGGCGGCAAGATTTGCTCCAGCGGTAGTCGGTGATACCAACGTCCAAGCACTAGGGGATACCATCGACGATGCAAGCTTGCAGACGGCGACAGAGACGGCGATCCAGAAACAACTGTGATCAGGGGATTCACCTTGGCCGATCTTGCCGCATTGGAGAGCAGTGCGACTTTCCCTGTTGATAATCTCCGGGGGAAACGCGCGCTCATCAGTGGATCGGTCGAGACAGGGGGAAAGCTCCAGGGTTCGTTTTGGGTTCACGAATCTAGTGAGCTTTCCCTCATCTTAGACAGGAAGCTTTCACAGCGTGAAAAGTTGGAAGCTATAAGAGAGTTAACTCCGTGGCTAATAAGAATGGGGTTGAATCAGGGAATAACGGAGACTCATGTCTATACCCCTAACAGGGACTTTGCCAATGTGTTAGTTCAACATTTTGGTTTCGATTACCGTATAGGTCATTCTCTAATGTGGAAGCATAATGGGCAACACTAATAAGAATTTAAGTGGTAACTTGGCCTCGGGCACAGCCAATAGGATCACTGGCGCGCTAGCTCCCGTAACGACGGGGTTAGAGGGTCGTTACAACCTCGATCAGGCTAGTGCCGATATAGCCGGGGGAATGGCGATGTCGGGGACGGCGGCGGGTCAAGCTTCGGGTGGATTTGATCCTACACAACTTCAGTACTTGAGGGGTCAAGGAAAAGGCTTAACGGAGTGGGGAGGATACGATCCCGCGCAGTGGGCTAATCTGTACAGCGACACGCAGGGCGCGACTACGACTGGTGGATTTGACCCGACTTTACTGGCGAAGGTCGTATCAGGGAGTGGAGCTACCTATGACCCGACGAGTCTATCCAACATTAGACAGGGCTATACGAGCATGGCTCAGTCTGGAGGATTCACTCCTCAGGACATTTCTAATTATCTCAATACAGCAACATCAGGGGTCAGTGGAGCTTATAGCGTCTTAGGCGCGGAGGCTCGAGAAGCGGCACAGCAGGGAGGTGGATCGGGCGCGGCCGCGATTTCACAGATGGCGAGACAGGGCGCGCAATCGACCGCGCAGGCTGATATTGCTGCTAGATCAGGATTGCAACAACAGATAACGGCCAATAAGTTAGCAGGTCTAGGTGGCTTGCAGATGACTGAATCTGACGTGGCTAAACTAGCACAGTCTGGGGCTGGTATATTGGGTGGGGTTGCTGGTCAGCAGGCAGCTTTAAAAATGCAAGGATTGGGTCAACAAGCGACTCAACAGGCTGGATTAGCGGCAGGGAGACAACAGGGATTCGGTCAGGCGGCAGGTTTGGAGACTGGAGTTGCCGGTGGTGTAACGTCGGCTAATGCTCAAATGGCTAACCTGTTCAATATGTTCGCTGGTAAGTCTGCTAGTGACATTAACCAGATCTTGCAGAGCATTGGTCTAGACGCTAGTACGTCACTGTCAGCAAGTCAAGTCCTTGCTAATTTGTCCTCTCAACCTGGCTTGACTGACAAGATCTTCAAGGATATTGCGGAGCTTGGTCAGGGAGTTGGCGCGGCGGCCGCTGGAATAAAGGGCTAAATATGCCACTAATAACTCAACAGGGAAATTATACCCCAGTCAATATGGTTGACCAAGCAATATCTGCAATGATGCAGAGCGCATATAGCCCCGCGATGCTCTCAATGCAAGGAAAGGGTCAACAACAGGAAGATATTCCTCAACTCAGCCCCGATCAGTTAGCTGGTCTTAGACAAGTATTCCAACGAATAAGCGGTAGGGGTCAAGGTAATCAAGCTCCTGGACAGACTACGATTAACGCTCAAGGGCAGTCTGTTCCATATCTAGCAAGTGGTGATCCGGGAATCAGAGATCAGTCCGGGTTAATTTTAAGAGGATCGATGGACATGCCTGGGTCTGAGGGTGGGTTTGGGCTTCCGATATCCGGGGCTGATGAAGTCGCCGCGTCACAATTCCTCCCTCTTTACCCGATGTCAATTCGCGCGAAAGCCTACAGTCCTTATACCAGCTTGCTAGAAGATGAAGAAGAAATGGTAGGTCCATAATGGCTGACGATCAGGATCAAGATCAAGATCAGGGATTGGATTTGCTTCCTTGGGTACGGGAGCCGTATCGGAGGAGCGCGTTCCTTGCTCCTAGTTTGAACTATCTCGGTTCTCATGTTGTTGATACTGCGTTCCATCCTGATCTAGGATTGCAACGCCAGATAACGCAGAATCAACAGCCTGCGCCCGAGCTTTCTCCACAGATGCAACAAGCTCAACAGGAGGTCAAGGGCTTGTCGACTCCCATTGCCTACCCGACGCGCGCGCCCGTTTCGACCAAGCAGCGAATATTAGCGGGGATATTCGGGGGATTGGCGGGTGTTGGGCATTATGAGATTGGAAAGGATGTCGCGGGGGAGATCACTGGCAAGAATGAATTTGAGCGGCAGAAAAAAGAGTGGCAAGTTCGGGAATCGTTGAGGCAGGGTCAGTACAAAGACGCGCTCCAGAATATGCGGGAGTTAGAGCAAATCGAACAACAGAATAGAATGTTCGGTCTGGAGTCTGCTTATAAGGGAGTGGAAGCTGAAAAGAATCGAGCCCAAATAGCTAGATGGCAAGATCAAATGTTGCATCCGGAACATTACAGAAATCAACCGAGAGAACCTGCACCCTCAGTCAGAAATGTGTCAGCTCCTGGACAGGCACCGCAAATTATGCAATATGATCCTGTCGCTCACAAGTGGGGACCAGCTCCGGGGATGCCAGAAGGTGCGGTCGAGACAACGGGCGCTCCCCCGGCTCCACCTAAGCAGGAAACTAATGAAGCAGTAGGTATATTAGAGAATATGGCTCGGCAGAAAGGGTTACTTGATCAGTATGGTCGGGGAGACTGGAGATTATTACCAGATGACACCATTTATAACGTATTTCATAAAGCAAAGCAATCTCAGCAGACCGATGAATCGAGAATGAGGGCGCAGTTGGATGTTCAGAAATATGCCCTATCGAGGGAGAGGTTCGACTTCTTTAAGAATCTAAATACACTAGATGATTACACGAAAGAAGCCATTAAACAAAATGGTCAGATAATCTACGATCTTAATCCTAATCTGAAGAAACAGGCTATCTCATGGATGCAGTCTGAAGGCATCAAGCCAGAAACCAAGATGGATACCTATGAAACTAGGATCATGGATAATGGCATCAAAGTAGGCAATTATGTGAAGTCGGTTAGAGAGGCTCTTAACAATCCATTAATAGTGAAGAATATTGGAGCCTGGAAAGGTAGAGTTAATCAGTTATTATTAAAGGCTGGTATTGGTCCCACTGAGCAAGATCCAGAGAAACTCAGGAAGGCTATTGATGCTGCTATAACCGGTACTCCAATTCCAGGGAGCAACGATGAGGAGAAGAGAGAATTTACGAAGTTCGTTGGGGATCTCAAATTCATATATGCTAGTGACTTGGGTACTTTAGCCTCTGGCCGAGTCACGCGCGCGATCTTCGATGCGTTTAGCGATGTTGAGGCCAAACCAGAACAGGGGATGCCAGTTTTGCAAGGGCGCCTTGATACGGTTGTGGAAAATGCAAAACAATCTATTGCAGCCATCAAAGGTAGAGCAACTGGAGATCTTGGACCAAAAGCAGAAGCCCCTAAACCCGAACCTCCTAAAAAGAAATCTGATGAGGATGTTCTGAAAGGGTTAAAGTAATGGCAGATGAAGTCAGTTTGGCTGATACCCTGGAAAACCCTGAGTTTCTCAAGAAACCAATTAGTGAGATCCTTCCTATCCTACGGTCTAATAGTGCTTTTGGTAAACTAGACCCCAAGACTCAATCTGACTACGTTAACAAAGCAAGAACGAAGTTCAGAGTTGGTCAGCCACAAGGAGAAGTTCAAGCTCCTAAGAGTTCTGGACCAGGTTATGTTGAAACCTTAGCTAAGGACATAATTGGGGGTGCTGCGTCGCAAGGATACCAAGTAATAACGAATCCCCTATCTTATTTCTTCCATGACTTACCTAAGAGTGTTTGGGAGCAATCGGCAGAGCAATATAGAAAAGCTCAGGAAGCTACAAGTCCAGTAGAGAAGGCTGGAAGATATGCGGCGATGACTCCGTTTGTTGGGCCAATGGCAGCATCCATCGGTGAGGATGTAGGGACCACAGCCGCGCATAGGAAAGCTCAACAGGAGAAGGAGAGAGGCCAGTTAACCGAATCTGAAGTTCCTCCGAGCATGGGTCAGCAAGCGGCGGCGCGCGCGACAGAGCTATTTGCTCCAATGGGGGCAAAGTACGCTCCCGTGGAACTGCGAGAGGCCGTCAAAGGCGCGAATCCTTTTAGCGGAGTTCCAGTCAAAATTCATGGTATGGAATTCCCAAGAGCGCCTGTTGCGGGAGTGACGGGATTGGGTGCTGCTCTCGCGGCTAGATATCCGTTCGGGGAGACTGGAGCACAAATCGCTGGATTAGCAGGTGCTCTATATCCCTCGATTGAAGGGGCTATCAGTGGATTTAGGAAGGGCCGCGCCATGAGAGCGGCGGGCGAGACTGGGCCTAGTTTCTGGAAATACGGAGATCAGACTCCTCCTCCCAAACCACCAGAACCACCTCCAGCCCCAACAGGGGAGACTTTATACGGGCGCCCGGTAGCTGGTCCATATTCGAAATATACACCAGGTCAATCTCCAAAGTACGTTAGTCCAACGGACTATATGGGTTCTGTTCTTCGAGAAGAGAATACTCCAGCAGGATTCGAGCAATGGTTGAAAGAACAAGGCTATAACGAAGATAATCGAGATATACTTCAAGGAAAGCTGCAAGAGAAGTTACGCAAAGCTGAGGAAGCTAAAGCTGCTGAAGCTCAGAAAGTAAAGAAAGAAAACGTGGATCTTAAAGAGCGGCCGTTCACTCCCGTGAAGCCTGGTCCTGTCAAGCCTCCTGGTGCTAAACCTCCCGACGTAAAACCTGATGAAGTTAAGCCTGAGCCTGAAGTAAAACCTGTTGAAGTTAAACCTGTTGAAGTTAAACCTGAAGAAAAACCTGTTGAGCCTGAAGTAAAACCCGTTGAGCCGGAAACTAAGCCTGTTGAAACTGAGACGGTCAAGCATCCTGATGACACTCTCTATAACAATGTTATAAAGAAGGCTGCGGAGAATGGATATGTCAGCAATGAACTAATTCAGAAATGGTCTAAAAATTGGGCTGATAAGCCTGCCGGTTGGGGAAGAGCAAAGAGAATAATGGAGAGGCTAGAAAGTGAGAAACTGTTAGGAGATAGACATCCTAACAGAGGTCAGAAGTTCCTCGGTGAAAAGGCGCCGGGAGAAAAGATCACTTCTAGTGAGTTGGCTGATAGTGCAGAAGAAGATCCAGCGACAACTGTAGCTCGGGAGATAGCTAGAGGGTTATCGTCTAAAGAATTTCCTAGAGAGGATGTCGGCGGGGGACAGAATCTTCTAAAGATGTATGCGCAAGATGCCCATAGAAGGTTGATTGGGGGAGATATTCCCGATGACGTCTATGAGAGTGTTAAGGGCAAAGTAGCGGAGCTGAAAACTAAGAAATTAGCAGAGGAGCGGGATATCGCTAAACGGCGGGAGGATTTGCCGTTCGGGAGTGAGGAGCTCCCGGGGCGCCCGTTTACTAAGAAGGAGTTGGCCGAAGAAGTTGAGAAGAGGGATGAGCGAACTAAAACCACTGAAGCCGAAATATCTTCTAAAAAGAAGAACGTACTTCTAAGCACACTTCAGTCGGTTGGCGTACCCAATGCGGATATCGAGAGGATGAGAAGTGACTGGACTATTGAGCAGGTCATGGAGTTCAACAATAAACTCTTGTCCTCTGGGGAAAATTGGGGTGAGGTTCTGAAGGGCGCGTTCGGTGGAAAAAAACCTGTCGAAACTAAGACTGAAGGACCGGGGAAGGTTGAACCTCCGGTTAAAGATCCGGAGATTAGGGTGCTCCAGAACAGATCTAGGGGATTGATTAAAGAGTTGAAGATGTCCGATGCTGATCGGAAGGCGTTAATGAAAGAGAAGTTTGGAGTTGAGTCCAGTACAAAATTGAGCACCGCTCAACTCCAAGAGCTTGTAAATCATCTAGTCAAGTTGAAAGCCGGGAAATAACTAGGGGTTGAATTCCCTGGGTCTTTTGGATATTGCTGTTAGATCATCAATGAATTTTGTTAGCTCGGAGTCATTATGGAAGGTTAGGTTGACCCAGAAACGACCGGAGCTTTCGGGTTCCATGATCCTGAGTTTGATTCGGTCCCTAGTGCATAGGATGTCCAGGGGCTTCGGGCGCACGAGTTCAATAAACATTCATTCCTCTTCCTGCTGAAATTTTCGATACCTGTCGAATTCCTGCTTTCTCATCTTGTAAATTATTTCCTTCTTCTCATTTCGATACGGTTGTTCGATCGCGCGCGATTCCATTAGGGAGTTCATGACCCGGTCGAGAGTTATCGAATCGACGCCTCGGGGATGAAGGCGTGCGAGGATCTTATTTCTGGAGAGTTCTTGATTAGGAGAGATTAACAAGAGCTTCAGGACCATGCTAATGGCGTTTGAGATGTCTGTGCCATTGCCAGACATGCTAACGACGTTCACCGCGGGCATACAATCTTCGCATTTTGTAATGGCTAAAGAAAGATCCTCTACGGTAATGTCTAAGGTATCCTTCCTGGCTAGTGAGACGAGCATTGCAACCTTCAAAACCTGATCTCCCAAACGACCGACGGAACCTGTTCGATCGTCTGAGTCCATTAGTGAGATTTTTGTGTACCATTCTGTATAGAAATCCCCGGCTTCCGGTGTCCAAACGAACTCTCCTTTTATCTTGCTCATCTTCAAAAGGTGCATTGCTAACTCATGAGCGTCCAGCTTAACCTTGGGCGCGACTACCAAAGGGTTGATTAGCTTCGGTCGATATTCGTGAATCAGAAAGGTCCGCGCGATAAACCCACCCTCGATATCCTTTTGCCGCACTACCGAGTCAAAAAGGGCTTCGTTGCTTGCTACTAAAAGGGTCAAGCATGGGCTTTTCAGCTCCTCGATCGGGCTCGATTTGATATTTTTCGTCCAGCTTTTTTCGTGTTCGTGCGTGTTGTGCAGTGCTGTGAGGTAAGTCAGAGCCTTTGGGTCGTCCGTCAGGAAGCTTTCGAATTCGTCGGATAGCATAATACCTTGCGCGTCTGAAAGTACCATCCCGTTCGGATAGGTTCTCTGCATAGAAAGTTCCTTGATCAGACCTTGGATCGAGTTGCATCCTGAGATCACCCTCGTTGTACCACACAGCTCCAGCAGAGACTTCACTATGGAGATCGGTATCCCCTTCTTCAAACCTGATCTCGACGACACAAGTGCGACGTAAATGTTCGGGTACAGCTTGTAGAAGTACCTGTTTATATACACGTTTTTTCTCACCATCGCTGAGATGGCTGCTAGTCCGGACCACCAAAAATATCTCTCCGGTGATTCCGATTCTATAGTCGAATCCGTCAACAGTTCCAGCCATGATTTATTCTCCCCTCTGGTTAATATGGGCGCGCTCATTAATCCTCGCCTTCTCTTGCTCGATTACAAAATACATCTCCGACGAGTAATCAAGAGAACCAATTAAATTGAAAACTGGATCTTCCTTGACATTAATTTCATACCACATACATTGCAGCATGACGGCCGCGAGTTTGAAAAACTCTAAATTTTGCACATCTCCTCCCAATTCTTATCACCAATCTTGATTTCGCAGGGAATAACTAAAGCGCCACGCGGCAAAGAACATCTTGAGAAATCTATCGGTCGCTCTAGTTCTTCCCTGATTACTGGAATAGTTTCATCCACGCGCGCGATCGGTACCTGGCATAGAAACGAATCGTGACATTCAACCAATATCTGTACCCATGGCAAACGACGTTCGACCATGCGCGCGGCCTGCTTGGTCTGATCAGAAACAGTACTCTGAGGAATCTGAGCGTAAGCTTCCTTAAAAAGTTCGTCGCCCCATTGGTTGAGGAAGAGACGCTCTCTGCCGTTCGGAGACATAAGTCTACGACCGTTCTCAGCCAGAGTCTCTTGTATTTCCTTGTGAAAAACCTGTTGAATGTTCGGGTTGGTCTTGTGAATGGCTTCCAGAATGCGCGCCGCTTTGTATTCGCTGATATTAGCTTGAACGGCAGCTTCTCGTTTCCCCATTGCGTAATTTGCGGCGTGCCTAAACTTTTTGCCGAGTTGACGTTCCTCATCACTAATCGCAACTTTGAGGATGGAATTGATCTGACGCGCGAGTGAGGCAGTTTCTCTATCATTAGTACTCTCCCAGAATTGGCTTAAAAGATCGTCCGGTGAATTGAAATCTATCCATGCTTTAGTGAGTCTATGAATGTCCACGTTGTACTTGAAAGCCTTGATAAGTCGAAGGTCATTTGCAAGAATTGCCACAACGCGCGCCTCAGCACCATTGAGGTCTGGCTCGATAAAGGCGTAACCAGGGTCAGGCACGAACATCCTTCGCATGTCTGCTCCAACGTCCCCATGCTTTGTAATTGTTTGGAAAGCGATTCCCATAGGCTCGGTGACAACTGGAGCTTTAAGAACACTGGTTGATGTTCGGCCTGTTTCCAGTGCAATTCTATATCCAGTGCAGAGTCTTCCTCTATAGTCAACATTAGCGTCGATGTATGTTCCAATGGTTTTTCTCACCTTTCTAATTAACGGAATCAATTCTAAAATCCGCTTTTTGGTTTGATCCTTAATCGCGTTACGCCGGAGAGCATCTAAAGTTTGGTCGTCTACTCCCTTGCGCGCGGGGCATTTCATGTAGCCGTATATCAGTTTTGGGATATCTCCCTTGGCTGAATTGGACATGACGTTAACGGGTTCGGGAAGGTACTCGGAAGTGAGCAGGTTTAGCTCGTCTTGCAGATCTTCCCATTGCATCATGTATTTCGCGCGGAGTTCGGATCTTGACTTATCGTCTCGAAGAATTCCCCGTGACTCGATTCGGGAGTAAAAGTAATGTAGAGGCATGATTTCCCGATAGAAGAACTCTTCCAAGCCTCGATTTTTAAGTTCTTCGCTTTCCCGCTCAAATACTTCATAAGTGACGGCAGCATCTTTGGCGTTATAGAGAAGTAGTCTGTCAAACCTGTCTCTCTTCGGGTTATATTCTTTCCCTTCATCTTTGTAATATGGCTCCTTTGTTAGAACGGAAGTTGAGAACTGAAGCGCGCCCGGTAGTTCGGGGTACAGCACACGGAAAGCTAACAGAGTGTCAAAGAAAAAACTACGAACCTTCAGATTGATGTGCATCTTGCCATCTAGACAGGTCATTAACTGCTTCTCATCGAACTTGAAGTTCTGGCCTATCTTCAGGATGTCTAAGTCAGCTAGAACCTGAGCTACCTGATACCAGCAGTCTGTCTGATCTTCGTCGGTCATGATCTTATCTATTCCCGGAGGGTACATGAGCGGCACTGAGATTGCATCGCAACAATTGAAGGCTAATGAAATACAGATGGGGATCGTTCGGAAGGTCTCAATGTCCACTGAACAATATTGGCCGCTATGCTTGAGGAAACTGTATAGCTGTTGCGCGTTTTTGGCGATTTGCAAATTCCGTTGCGGCGGGCAATATTCGGGAGTTTGAGACTCTAAAAGCGCGCGCTCTATGTCCCAACGAATATAGGTGAGATCTTTCCAAGAATGCATCTTGCCTTCGGCTTCGCTGTGTAATAGAGAAGCCGGATGGATCGTGGGGACGACTTTATATGGACCGAATCTACAGGGCAATATTGAGCCTCGGTGCTTCTCGATTCCCTTCTTCCCTGTTAGTGCCTCTAATGCTGTTGCGCCGAGGGCGAGTATACAATTCGGCTTGAGCGCGCGCATCTCGTTTTCCAGTTGAGGAATGAACTCTTCTATCGTTCGGCCGATTAAATGGAGATCCTTGATCTTATTGCTCGGTGGTCTTACCTTTACGACATTCGTTACATAGATAGATTCCCTAGAACCTCCCGCTTCACTTAGAGTCTTATTGAATAGTTTTCCTGAAGCCCCGACGAACGGTCGTTGCTGATCTTCCTCTTCTCCTCCGGGCGCTTCTCCAACGGCGGCAAGTTGTGCATTGGATGGTCCCTCACCTCCTACGTAAATCAATTTGGGTCTCCTATATTCCCGAAAACCCGCGCCGCCTTTATTAGAGTCGTGCGCGCCACTTTCAATTGACCGATAGCTAATCTGAGGGCTTTAGATATCTCTCTTCTTTCATCGTATTCTGAGGTTTCGTTTATTTCTGTTGTAATTTCAACTTCAGAAATTATTTGGCTGAGTCTGGATATCACGTCTATAGTCATAGTCATTATTCTCCTAAAACCACTTGAGTCTCCTTTGAATTTGTTCGTAATATTTGGCATCCTTCTCGATTAATATGTAATTCCGGCCTGTCTGCTTCGCGGCCTGCCCGACAACTCCAGATCCAGCAAATGGATCAAGAATATTCGCTCCTTGGTACGTGCATTGCTGCATAATCTTGATCAGAAGGGCAACGGGTTTCTCGTGGGGATGCGCCATTGCCGATGGGGTGACGTTTTCATATGTCAGAATGGAAGACGTTTCAACTCCCATGGCTAGAGATGGTTTCCCTTTGACCGCAACGAGGATCGGTTCATAATCCCGCGCGTATTGCCAGATCGCGCGCCCGTGGGTTAACGTGCGGGTTTTGTGCCAGATTATCGGGTACTTCTGGATTTCAAATCCCATGTAAGTTAGCTTTTCTCTATAGAAATAGAAATCTGTCGAACTTGTGATGACATAGAGAAATGAGTTTGGCTTGAGCGCGCGATAAATTTCTCTGAAGATTGGCAGCAGGGATTCCTGGGGGACGCCTTCATCCTTGTACTCTGACCATGGGGGATCGGTTATGCAGGCATCGAATGTATCAGGCTTGAGATGCTTTAGGATATCAACGGAATCTCCCAAGTAGACTTGATTCATGTCATCCGTTGGCATTAAAGCAGAGATCTCATTTTCTCGTCTTGCCTTCGCCTGCTTTATCAGGCGGAGAGCGGTTCCCTTGTCTTTCAGATTTCGGAGTTCGGGGTTTCGCAGCAGAGCCTCGGCCAGTTCGATATCCTGGTGCAATCCTCCTACAGATAGCCCTAACTCGCGCGCCGTCTCCACTTTCGACCAGCCTTCGGTGACTCCCGCAAACGGGCGCCCGGGTTTCTTTGGGCCATGTTGCTGTATTCGTAGATCGTGCAGTTCTTTCTCTAGCTCAACTTGATCGTACCAGCTTAGGTTATTCCTGCGAAGATTCTCGTGCAGTGAGATCTCGCGCGCTTCACCCTCGGGAAATATCTCGGCTTCTATAGTTTCCCTCCCTAGATCCTGAAAGACAGCTAAACGTCGTCTTCCAGCCAATACTGAATATGGCGGATTCGTCCCTTGAAGTAAGACCTGATGGAATAGCCCGTGCTCCTCAATAGACTTCTTAATAAGCTCATACTTTTCGTCTTTTTTGACCGTCTCCGGAATTTTGATGTCAGATAATTTTATTTGCATAAATTTTTGAAAGTGGGCGCGGGTTTTTGAATTCCCGCGCCCAAGCTTTTACTCCTCGTCAGGTTCTTCTTCTGGTTCTGGTTCTGACTCGGGTTCTTCCTTGTCGTAGTCGCCACTAACGATATCTACCACGGCGTGCTCGCATACGATTGGTTCCCACTCATCGGAGTTCTCGCTGACATAATCCGAGGCATCCTGTTCTGTGTAGCAATCCGGGATGTCGATCTCCCGCTCAAACGTGGGCATGGAAAATCGCAATAAGACTGTTGCCATAAATTAAGCTCCTTTCTGTGAAGGTCGGAAGTCGTCAATTACATTCCACTTCTGATCCGGGTGGTAACGGCAATACCCGTCGACCGCGCGCCCGACCGCATCGTTCATCTCGTACACCTTTCCCTCTTCGATCTGTCCCCCGGTGAAACATCGGAGGAATTCTGCGACGCGCCCCATCTGTTTCTCGGAAAACCAATGTCGAATGGGCACCCCGAGATCCTTACCGTCATCGACAATGAAAACTGTCTCCCAAACCGTCGATGTTGGATCGGACTTTCCCGGTCCCTCATCAACTGATTTTACCTTGAGTTTTCTCCAACCTGCTGTCAATTGGGTTCTTTCTAGCAGGTTCTCTTTCGTGAATGTTACCTTTGGCATCTGAATTTATCCTCTTAAGTTTAAGTTAATTGATCGGTTGAGTAAGGTCGCTTACCCAAATTTAAAAAGGTCAAATTAAAGGGTTGACTTTGGGAACATCTTGTCGTATAGAGAGCCATTCGTGAAGTCTATCTCACGAGGCAGATTGAGGGAGCATTTTGCGCTGTCTTCCCCGAATGATTCGGTCAGGCATAATCTACGGACGGAGCTATTAGAGACTCCAAGGTCGGGCAACTGATGGCCGAAGATGAATACATTATCGAATTCTGTCGGTAGCCAGGCTGCCGGTTTCCTACCCTTGCTGACAATGCTGCGGGTTCGGGTGACGATCTTTGTCTTTAGATCGGGCGCGCTTTCGGTTGTTATGACGTGCGCCGTTACGATCACGTTCTTCGGGTTTCCTGGTCGGGACCAGAGGACTTTAAGCTGTTCGATAAAATAGGTCATGAATCGGTCTTCGGCGTTGTAGTAATCGATCCCCATCATCTCAATCTGCGCCGCTTTGCCTTTGGTAGACTGGACCCGCCTTAGGATCTCGGGAACGGATTCTCCTTTGACTTGCCCAACAGACGAGATACAGATATTGGCCAATGCCGTGAAGCTGTCGGCTAACAGGGTCTCATAGGGACAGTTCTCTTTCAGCTCTTGAATCTTCGCGTCGATGTCGAATATATGATCGAATGTGTTGTATTGAATGTCTTTCCCTGGAAAATGTTTGGTGGCTATTCCCGGGAGCTTCTTATCGAAGTCGAATGAATAGATATTGGGAAACGACAGTGCGGCGGTTGTCTTGCCCTCGCCGGATTCTCCCTTGAAGAGCGCGAATAGACCATGATCGGTAATGTTGGTGGTCGATAGTGGTTCAAGAGTTTTGACTTCAATTGGTGTTAACATCTGTCTCCTTTGGTATCATCGCTAGATTTGCTTTCCTCTGTGCCCTAAGCTCTCTGCAAGAGTCGCAGAGCGGGCGCTTTGTTTTGTCGTGATAGACCATTTTCTGCGTGAGCATGACCGCATTCCCGCAGTTTCCCCAACATAATGACAGTCGGTTGATTGCTAGGAATAGGTTAGGCAAATAATGTGGGCAACCGAGGAGCATGCAGCGATAAACTTCGTGTCCATCCTTCCCTATCGTTCCTCGTTCGTACTTATGAACGTGAGTTCTCGTGTGTTTTCCGTGAGTGTGCGGCATTTTAGTCTTTCTGAATGGTTTCTAAACCCTCTAAAATTTGATCTTTCTCCAACTCGCGCGCGACGTCCCATTGCTCCGCGGGGTTGTAAAACTGTTCGAGCTTTATATCCCGAATCTGCGGATTCCGCTCGCAAACCTGCTTATAAATGCAGCCCGCGTATTTGTCGCAGCTAGTTAGGTTCATCGGGAATAGACCTTTGTCTAGATGGTTGATCTGCCAATTTCGGAGCCACCAGATAGAATTGTTGACCCATTCCTCGATTCTTTCATTGTCTATCGAGAGAATGTAGCGTAGAAAACGCTTGTCCCTGGATAGAGTCTTTTGGAACCCAATCTTGTTAACGATTACCGTATTGCTCCCGAGCGCCCATGCGTAACCGATGAATTGGTTGCTGAGAGAACTCGGTTCTTTTGTGGTCGAGCCAGTCTTGTGGTCGAACGGCGCGACGATATTGCCCTTTTCGGCTATCAGATCGATCTTGAAACTATAGATGATCTTCAGATCCTCATCTTCGTACATGATTTTGGACCCGACTTCCTCAACAGCTAATGGACTCCAAGAATCATGTTTGTAGTGATCAACATACTCACGGAATTGGAAGATGACTTCTTGTGAAATATCCTCGGGCAAGCTGGACTTCGCCGCGAAGAAATATCCTCCGGAAATGGCCGCATCTTGTGGTTTGTCTGAAGGGTTCACTCCCGCTTCGGTCAATGAATCCCATAGATCCGCGGAGACTTGACCGAGCTTGAGAGAATAGTAAGTCTGAAGCATTTTGTGCATCAGATCTCCTTTCTCCAGCGCATCCGCTTTCTCAAGTGGCCTCAAATTCTTGATATGCGCCAATTCGGCTTTTCGCGCGCAATTCTGGATCTCGTTGAGAATCTGGCTGTCGACTGCTAGTATTTTCTGCTTCATGCTCTGGCTCCTTTGGCTTTCAAGTGAAATAAACGCTGGTCAAAATATGCCGTTAGTGGCATTTCTGGGCTCTTTCGTGAGATGTCTTGTGAGAGGAAGGTCAGAAAGTCGTGCCTTCCCTGTTTGGTGATTGCAAATCCCACGCGTTTGTTGTACGTGACCCAACCTCGGATCAACATTGATCGAAAGGGACGTTGGTCGTATCTTTTCATGTCGTGAAGGCTTATTCCCGCGCTTGCCTCGTGGAACATCTTTATCATCTGGTACTGACGGGGTGAGAATGTCATGCTGCTCCTTTGGCTGCGGTTTTCAATCTATTCCTGGCGCGCGCTTTGTTCATCGATATTATTCTAGCCGCGCGCTCGGCTTTCGTTGCCTGAGTCCACCATGTCGCTTTAGGTTTCTTTCTATGTTTCTCTTCAGATATTCTCTCCCGTTGCGGAACTTCAGATATTCTCTCCCGAAGCGAGTCTATTTGCTGTTGGAGCAGCTCCGCCGCGTGCACCAACCCTGGAAGGACCGCGGCTATCCCGAATTCTTCAAATTTCTTCATATTTTTTCCTCTGTGAAATTAATGTTTGCGGATGAATCCCCTTAAAAGCCATCCGCTCAAAAATCCAATTACATAGATCAGCACCAGCAAATAAATGTCTAGGAAGTGCCTGATATGAGCCGTTTCCCGCAAGCTAATCTCCTTTGATACGTTCGTATTCCGGTGGCTCTCCCGGACTAATAACCTTGTATTTTCGCCCGAGCGCCTTCATGGCACCTCGCCGCGATGCGTGTGGCCGATCGCTTCGTCGTCGAGGCCGGCGCGGAACTCTCGGAAGTCCACTAACAGCGCACCTGCCGCCTCTTTGGGGAATTCCTGCTTATCGAAAAACTTGATCAGCATGGCATCCGCCTCGGTGCGCGATGCCATCACCAGAATGTCGTGCGCCACTTGCCGCGCCTGCGCCATGGTCAGTTGCGCGATCATGCCCTTCTCATTCGAGAGTTGAATGTAGGGTTGCTTGTCACGCTGCGCAACAATTCCGTTAACCCAAAAGTCAGCCATGCAAGTCCTCCCGGCATTGGGTACACAGCACGCGCCCTTCGGCCAGCGTCAATCGCCCAAAGACTTGCACCACGTGGCCGCATTCGAGAATGGCGATATTGCCGCTGCGCGTGTTGGGAATGGGTCGCGTCTCGACGATGCGCTTGTGAAACATCGTGTTGCGTGGCTCCTCATCCGGTTCCAGATACGCGCCGTGGCCGAGATCGATTTTCATAGGGGGTTAATTCTTAATCTCCTTTGGCGAGAAACGCGCGCCCGTCTTCCGTTATGCGTCTTTGGGGGATTCTACGGACGTCCCATAGAGTCTTGATATCGTTGCAATATGGTGACGTGAAAAGTGCGGTCTCGTGCTCGGGATAGTAAGAGACGTGGTATGTTTGGTTGTCCCACGAGTTAATGTAGGAATGAATGGAGAGGCATTGTGGATCTCCGTCGTACATTCCGTCACCCAAGATTAGCTGTTTGATTAGCTGCTCTGAGTCGATTGTTGGCATTTTAAAGTCCTTTCGTCGTATTCTGCGTCTTTAATTCCTAACATCTTCAGGAAAATGTTTTCGATTATTGCTGCCCCTATATGTTGATCGTGATATGGGCAACCTTCGATACTCCCTGGGTCGGGATCTTCTAGGTGCGCGAGATCCCATCTGTCAACTTGCTGTTGGGTGATTCCTCGGGCTTTGCACAAAATTGCCTCAGCGAATTCGTGGATCGCGAGCGCCGCGTTCATTCGATAGTCTCCCGTGTCAGAGACTCGGATTGTTAGGGTTCCATCATTATCATAGAACTGCCAATCTCCCAGCGTATTGTAACGCTGGAAGATGTGAGGTATTGCTCCAATGTTGATTCGCATTAGATGCTCCATTTCCGACCACCTAAAGATGCTAGGGTTTCGGCTAATTCCTTCATTATCGAAGATTGGTCCCAAGGTAGGGCTTCACCGTTCTTATTCAGGGTGTTGTGGACGATCTCCCGTTTCTTCTCAACAATCTCGGCAAAGAATTCGTCAACGGTTCCAACTGCGGTAAAGTAGGTAGCGGCTATTGATGATGCGGTCGAGCCCGGTCGGGGGAATCGGCCCTCAGCTTGTTCCTCATTGGCTGGATTCCATTGGCGCTCTAGTAGAATGCAATCTGAACAGAATTGCAAGTTCAGGCCCTCCCCACTTGCCAGCGTGGAGGCTACCATAATGCGCGTTAGTTTGGAGTCTCGGAACTTGTTCACCAAATCGTAGCGCCGTTCGGAATCCAAACCCGCGTGCAAATAGAGCGCGGGTTCGAGTTCCAGTTCATGAAGAACGGAATTGAGCTTTTCTACTAGAGTCTCTGATACGTCTTTGTGATGTGTGAAGATCGTTAGCTTTCGGTCGGTCGATCCCAAGAACTCCATACAGAAATCAATACAGGGGTCGATCTTCGCCCAACCAACCAGATGCCTCAGTCTGGAGAGTCGGGCTATCGTTGAGTCTGGTGGGCTGTCTGGATCATTGTCAAATTCACCTTCCCAACCTTTTGAATTGTAGGCTGTTCGGAATTCCTTGAACTCCCTGATATACTCGGCTTCAACCTTCTTCCCGAGTTCCTGGGCGAACGTGAATGATCGTTGCACTTTCGGGAGGTCGGGCAGGACTTCCGCGCGCTCGCGCCGAATGATATAGTTCTTGGTTTCTTCATGGAATCTCTTAGGGTCTGCAAGACCACCAGTTTTCCAAGTGTAGCCGTTCCAGTAGGTCGAGCATTTGTTCATCAGGAATCGGCTTTCGTTCGAGTAGATGTCTGGTCGAATGATGTTCAGCACTGGAAAGAACTCGCCCGCGTGGTTCTTTATCGGCGTTCCAGAGAGCGCAATGACGTGGGGAATCACGCGCGCTAACTCGCGCGTGAATGCGGTGCGCTGAGATTGTGAGTTCTTTATCTGTTGGCACTCGTCAAGAATGAGAGTCTTGATGCCAACTTTCTTGCATTGTTCGAGCATCGAAAACTCTTTCTTCATGTTTCGTAGAAGATCGTAGCTGACAATGTGCCCGACAAATCCCGGAATGAGTTTGTCGCGGCCTCCATCCAATACCTGGGCGAAATGTTCTTCCCCCATCCAGCGCATTACTTCGTATTGATATTGGTACTTTAGTGAGGACTTCCCAATCCATAGGAATGGGCGATTCTCGGGGTGCATCAGCAAAAAAGCTAGTGCCTGAACTGTCTTGCCTAGACCCATTTCATCCCCGACTAGACATCGAGCGTTACTGGATTCGATGAATCTGACTCCGTCATTCTGAAAGTGAAATAACTTCTTACCGTCCAACGAAGTGATCTCTTCCGGATGGGTCCCAGTGAGTTTGAGTTGTTGCTGCTCCATGACATGGCCGCACTTCAGAAACAAGTGCGGGCGTCCGTTGACCTTTATCTCAGCTTGGGTTTCTGCAACCTTATTGCATCGTGGGCACTTCAGTTTAGTGAATGGCAATGTTTCCTCCAGTATCTAACCATTATAGCACGGAAAGGCGCGAAAGTCAAGTACATTAAGGAACTTTAATGTTCGAATATCGGGTCTTAAATTGATTTCGTGTGTGCGCCTCTAGACATTCCCGAGAACATAGGTGGGAGTCGCATGTTAGGCATGTGTAGACCGTTTCGATTGGTGAATCACATTCTGTGCATAAATGATGGGCGATGTTCGATCTACCTTCGTGAATCGTGTCTAGTAAAGCTTTCTGGATTATCGTGGTTGCTTGTTCCTCGGTGATCGGTCGGTCTAGTTCAAATCGAATGCGGCAGACTTCCGCGATCAATTCCGCGCACTGATTACAGACTGGCTGGTTTGCTGAAAAATCGCGCGCGCAAACTTTGCATGTCATCTGATTTGGATCTCCTTGTCGGGTTGGTTGGTTGGTTGATTATTCGGGCGCTGGTCCCTCGCGCGCTCGTACTTCGCTTGTAATTCCTCGAACGATAACTCTAGATCTTCAGCGCTCATCTGGAACTTGGGTTGTCTCTTGGGTTTATCGGTTGCTGTCTTAATCTTGACTCGCTTGACTTCTCGATGAACCTTGATCTTTCGGAGTTCTTGCCGTTCTTCCTCCGTCATCTTCTCTTTACGATCAGCCTCAACTTGTTTCGCGCGCAAGATTCGAGGAGTCATGGAAGCTAGGAATTCGGCTTTCTGACGTTCGAGATCTCTGATATGCTCTGAAAGTTGAGGCATTGTCATTGCATAGCATTGCTCGCCTTCGTTGTTTACAACGGTAAGATAGGATTCCTTGCTGATCGTGCCCTTTTCGACTGAGGGTAGGGTTCTATGTATTTGGGGACAGTACTTTAGTCCATCGACTTGAAACCACTCTTCGCATTGCTGACCGTTCGGGTCGATGAACTGGCATCTGGTGTGTTCATTCCTCATAGTTTAGAAGTCTCCTGTTAATGCTTGTTCGGCCTTTTCACGAGAACAGCCGTGAGTCAACATGAATTGCTTTATTGCTTGTTCTTGTGGATCGTTGTCGAGAATTAGCGGAGTTAGGTCGTGTCGGCAGACGTATCTTCTGTTCTTCGGGGGCATTCGATTTGCCCTGTACTTAAAGGCGCACTTCGGGCATGAAAAGTCGTACAGATTCGCCAGTTTCACAGTTTCCGAGTCGTAATACTTGTTGGGCGAGGCTCCGATAGAAACTGCTTTTGCTTGCCATTCCGAATCGTGCCCGTGATTCGGGCCAACTAAAGCGTGTGCAATCTCGTGCAAGATAACGTCCTTGACTTCCGGAGTTTGATTCATTGCTGAGAGATATCGTGAGATGCCGATCTCTTGGATGTGATGCCGACACTGGCCGAATCTGGTACGGGTAGAGTCGAACTTAAAAGACCAATGCGGCAATAGATTATGTTGGCCCATTAAATCGAGCGTGAGTTGTTTAGTCTGAGTCGGGTTCAATCGAATCTCCTAGATCTTGATTTGTTCTTTTCCGGTTCGTAAAACTCAGTAGCTATCAGATGGTTTCGATGGTAGACCAGTGCAATTAACGAGATTCCTTGTTCTTTTAGCTCAAATCTATATCCGCTCTTTGTGCCAAATTGATAGGAACGCGCGTTCGGTTGATTATGTACCGAACAATATTTGCGTGAGGATTTGGGCAACATATTCTCACATCCGGATTCCGCGCATTTCTTGAGAATCATACGAGTATCTTTCCTTCCTTGACTAAGTCAAATTTGTCTAGTCTATCTTCCGTTGCCTTGATTACGTGCTGGAAGACCACTCTTGTCCGATAGTAAACTACTACGACATTCACCGAGCCAGTTTCTCTAATTTCATATCGGAATCCCCCACGTGTTGACATCTGATATGTCTTGTCGGGAGCTTTATAATGCTGTGAGCAGTATCGCCGCGCGCCTCGGGCTAACATTGTTGGACAGTTGGGTTCCGCGCATTTCTTTGTCAACTGTTCGGCTAGTGTTCTACCCTGAGAGATATCTAGTTTGACTTTGTCTCGTATCTCCTCGAATGTTGGGGGTGTTAAAGCTTTAACCTGAGCGAATAGTTTGTCGGAATTGAATTTATTCTCGCCTTGGGGGAATAATTGATCCCGCGATTTAGTTTGCGGTTGTAAACAATCGTGATTGGGTTCTTTTGGTAATCCACAGTTTCCACAGTACTCCATTTCTGATACCTTTCTTGAGTGCTTTCTTAGTAGCCTCCAGTACTAGGCTAACATAATTTGGGAAGAATGTCAAGTGCCTTTTCCCCTTTGGAATCAAGGGGTTAGGTATTTGGGGGTGTGAAGGGTTATTACCCTATTTTATCAGTGTGTAGGATTCCGGGGGAAATCGGTAAAAGTTACATGGGTGGAAATATCAGCAAGCGAAGGGCCAATGTCTGTAAGTGATTGAAAAATAACGGGTTAGTGTATATGTATTGGTATATGTATAAGAGATATATATAGAGAGAAAATCATAGATCCACTTCACTCCTATTTTCACTCCTTTTTTCGCGCAAGCTACTGAAAACATTGTACTTAGCAAACCAACTGAGTACTTGTGAAAATACCTAAAATCACTCCAAACGCACTCATTATTCTACCCAAATTCACCTGATAAAAACGGTCGCGTGTTTTGCTAAACTGTTGATTCGATTCGAGATTTTTTTTTCGGATTTTTTTTTTCCCATTTCGTGAAATCTTCGCCTTGTAGAAAAGGCGAAACTCCCTTATCAGGAGCCTGAAATTTATCCCCACCCCCGTTGCTGATAAATTCGAGACACTGATAAATCCCCCGAGCACAAACAAAAATGGCCCAAGATTCCGAAGAATCTTGAGCCATTTCGATGAGCCGCGATAGCGGCGAATCAGACTTCCATCGTTTGCATGAATTCCACGATCTTCCGAGCTTGTTCCTCACTCACTGGCTTACCGACAGACGCGCGTTGTTTGATCACGTCACGGACTTGCTTCTCGATCAGTGAAGCTTGCGCGGCTTCGTTCTTGAGAATCTCCGCTCGGACTTCATTGCGCTTTTCAAGATCCAGCGCGTAATTGAAAAGCTTGAGCGCCTTCGATTCGTCCCTGCGTCCGAATTCGATGATCTCGTCGAGAGTCGTCAATTCGGTTCTTTCGTATTGTCGCGGATAAACGTCTTTTCCGACGCTCACTTCGACTGTCTCGATGCTACGCTTCATAATTTTTTTTCTCCCTTTTGGATTCGGCTTTGGGCTTTCTGAATTCCCTCACCTGAAAACCATTATAACACAACCGGGCCCAAAAGTCAAGGCCCGGTTTGAAATTTCTTTTGTTTAGCCTCTGAGCTAGCCTACAAAAATCGGCTCTGATTTAACGCTCGGATCGTAGACGTAAGTTTCCGGCGTTAAAAGAATTCCCATATCCTCCTCCTCTCTCGTGTAATAGTTTATTCTGTGAAGTCTAATACCTGTCGCGCGTCCGTCGTAAAACGTGCGCTCGATTCGCGAGCAATGTAAGAAAGCTATTGCTTGGCCGTTCACTTCAATTCGATGCAGACTGTTGAAAGTCATATTGTTTCCCCAATATCCTCAATGTGAAGCATGCAAAGCTCAGCAGGATCTAGAGAATAATCGTCCCCAGAATCCGCCATTTCCCAACGCTCCTCAGCCATATCGAGCAAATAAGAGCGCAAGTCGTCAGTTTCGTCCAGAGTCAAGTAGCGAACTAAACTCGGATCATAAACAGACTGGATTTGCTCCGGTCTGTAATGAACCAATTGCGTATCTGAGACATTCTTTAGTGATACGCCATTTTTCAGTTTGATGTCAAGCATGTTTGTTCTCCTTTGAATCTTCAATAATAAGCTTTGGTTTCCCGAAGAACTTCAGAGCCTGAGCCCTTAGAGAATCTTCGAGTTTCTGCAGTCGTCTCGTCCGTTCAGCAATCTCTAAGTCTGGATGTTCGACTGCGAAGTTTAACGTTCTGAATTGTCGCACAGTCTTTTGATGCGGCTGATATTTTTTTCGTTGCATATTTTTTTTTCGTGAGTTGAGCGAGTTTGAGTTTGCCGTGAATCTGATAAATCGCTGAGGGCCTGAAATTTCACCTGCCCCCGTGTTCTTGATTTGTCACGAGTCCTTCAAAATCCGTAATTTTGCGGATTCACAAAACACTCGGTTCATGTGATGATCGAATTGCTGATACGATTCAGCAGAAAAGAGAAACCCAATGAAACCCTATTCTGATTTAATCGCCGCGATTAACGCGCTGGAGTTCGCTTCTGGACCGGCCTGCGTTTTGTTCCAGAGCAGCGAGCATTTGTTTGAGATTGAAAGTCGGATTGATGAGCGATTCGTTCCACGGATCGAGTTCACCGTTCACACGCTCTCTGGAATTCCCGTTGGCCCAGGCGCTCTTGACGAGAAAAGCGCCGCTGCATTGAGCAATCTTCAGAACGTCTACGCCGGAGCGACAAATGGCTAAACTCACACTCATTGGAATCACGATGATCTTGACCAGCGCCGTCGCCCCGATCTTGGCCGCACTTGCAATCGCGGCGCACTTCGACGCCACGATTCTGATATCGGCTGCGGAGTTTGTGATTCATTGGCTGATTAGCAGATTGGAGTGATTGAGTGAAAAAACGGGGGGCTGAGATTTGCTTGGCCCCCGTAAACGCGATATCCGAGCACTCTGGCGCACGATTCACCTGATTCGAGGCTGATTCGTGCGCGTTTCGCGCGTTTATCAGCGCCGCGAAAGCATGCTTCTCGCGATTCTGATAACGCGCCCCCCTGCCAGCCCCCCGAAAGGCTCCCCCGCCCGCGCTCCGCGCGGGTTATCAAAAGCGAAAGACAGTCGGGAAAATCAATCCCGAAAGACAGTTTAAATAAACATCCACTCACTTCCCACAAACAAAACAGAATCTACTCATGTATAATGAAAAAGCATGCGCGGCAAAGCTTTCAGGGCAAAAACGCGCGCCGGAACGCGCCGTATTAATAAGGATGCACTTCTTGTTCCGGAAAGGCCTGCCGAATCGCTGTAGGCCGCAGAAAGCGCGGCGTTTGGCGTTTTAAAAGGCTTGCGGGAAACGAAAAACGCCTGAAGGCCGTGAAAGGCCAGAATCGCCGGAATCCGCTATCGGAATCGCGAATCCCTCAGAACTCGGAAAATATCAGAATCTGGAATCCTATAAAATGAAACTTCCCCACCGGGAATTTTCAAAAAAAAAAATAAAAATTTTTTTATGAAGAAAAGGCGAAACCCCTAAACTACTGAAAACAAAGGAGATAAACCGCTTGACTTCGCCTTTCATTCGCGCTAAAATGTGGCTTAATGGATTTTTGTAAAAAATTTTAAAAACTTAAGAATCCGTCAGAATCTAGAAATCCTATCAGAGACAGAGAATGATTACCGTCCAAAGTAGCCCTACGGCCGATACCAGAACTTGTGATTTCAAGAACGTGAGCCTGGATACCCTACTGAATAGTTCCAAGCAGCACATCCACGACGTTCAGGAAGGTCTTAGATATTTTGAGTCACTAATCCGCAAAGCGGCCGAGAACCATGATTTCGACAAGCTTTCTGATATCGAGGGATTTCACAGGGATTTCCTGACCGGGTTTGAGAGAACCGAATGGTGGGATAAACATCGACAACTCAATCGACATCACATCAACTATGAAGACGGGATTCGTCCAGACGTTAATTTGATCGACGTGCTGGATTACATAGTTGATTGCGTCATGGCAGGAATGGCCCGCAGTGGGACAGTTTATCAATTGGAACTCGACCCTGATTTGCTCAAAAGAGCATTCGATAACACGGTGGAATTACTGAAGAAGAATGTGAGCTTGAGATGAACATCACACAGGAACAAGCGATCAAGCGATTAGAGAACCCGAAGAATCTCGCTAATCGTTTCGGCAATAAAATCACTCACGTTCCTATTCAACGACCAGGAAGAGCCGAGGGAAGTTTCGGATTGACGACAGAACAGAGATCCGAAATCGCGATCCGCTCAAGACTCGGGGAAACTCAGACATCTCTCGCTGAGGAGTTCAAAACGACTCAACAGAATGTCTCTCAGATCGAGCGCGGCGTTGGGGGCCAGATTAGCGAAGCCCGAGTGCAGGACGCCCTCGACGCCGCGCGCGATAAGGCTCTGCAAAAACTGATGTTGAGCCTAGGGCTTATCACGGAAGACAAACTGCAAGACTTGAATGCAACTGCACTATCAACGGTAGCTAGAAATATGGCGACCGTGGTAGAAAGATCGATGCCCAAGGAGGACAGGAATAGCCGAATCAATCTTGTCCTCTACGCGCCCGAGCTAAGGAAAGAATCGGGATTCAAGATCGTTGAGATCGGGTAGACAGGATGGGCCCCGAAAATCTAGGGCCCCGAACGATCAATGAGAGCGGTCGATTACGACAACACGAACGTCCAGCTAGATCGAGTCTGGAAGCCGCACAAACGTCAGGAGATGTTCGCCAGTCTTCCCGACTCTATCTTTGAGGCTCTGTACGGTGGAGCGGCCGGGGGCGGGAAATCGGAACTGCTGATAATGCTCCCGATCATTCGGGGATTCTACAAAGAGCCGCGTTTCAAGGGAATCATCTTCCGCCGAACGTATCCCGAGCTGGAATCAGAAATAATATTGCGTAGCCGGGACTGGTACAGTCTAACGGGCGCGAGCTATAACAACGATAAGAAGCGTTGGCATTTCCCGAGCGGCGCGGTCATGCAATTCGGTCATATTGAATACGAGCAGGACGTAAGAAAGTACGATACCGCCGAGTACAACTACGCCGCGTTCGATGAGCTAACTAGTTTCACAGAATTTCAATACATTTATATCAGCCGGACAAGATGTCGTTCATCATCAAGTAATCTCCCTGCCATAGTTCGTTCAGCGACCAACCCTGGAAACTCTGGTCACGCCTGGGTGAGAAAGATGTTTGTGGAGCCCGCTCCTTACGGGACCATTCTCGTCGACCGGAAGACCTCACTCAGGCGTATTTTTATTCAGAGCTTCGCTCAAGACAATCCCTATTTAATGCAGAACGATCCACAGTATGTGAATCGTCTTGGCTCACTCCCCGAGGCTGAGCGGCGCGCGAAACTAGAGGGAGATTGGTCGACATTCGAGGGTCAGGTATTCAACGATTACCGAGAGGAGAATTTCCCCGGGGAACCGGAGAACGCGCTGCACGTTATCGCGCCGTTTCCAATACCTGAATGGTGGCCACGGTTCCTAGCGATCGACTGGGGCTACACGGCCATGACCTGCGCGCTCTGGGCCGCTCTGAGTCCCGATGACCGACTTTATGTTTATCGGGAGTATTGCATCAAGGAAGCAAAGACCATAGAGTGGGCAACCGAGATCGGGAATCTTTCACGGAATGAAAAGTTAACCGATGTTGTGATGTGTCGTTCAGCATGGGCCAACCGGGGAGAAGGGCACACTCAGGTAGATCAATTCAGCCAATATTCAGGCTTGGCCGCGAGACAGGCGGAAAACGACCGAATAATCGGGAAACTGATGATTCAGGAGTACCTGAGGTGGGATAACAGAGTGAAAGACGCGCCCGAGCCATTCGACATCGACGTAGCGAAGGATATTTTGATAAAAAGAGGCCCGGATGCTTATCAGGGCTATCTAAACTCCTACAAAGAGAAGAAAAAAGAGATAATCCCCAAACTCCAGATATTCAAGAACTGTGTAGTCCTCAGGACGACGATCCCGCTCTGTATTTACGACAAAAAGTCCCAAATCAGTCAGAAACCCGCGGAAGACGTGAAGGAATTCCATGGAGATGATCCATACGACGCGCTCCGCTATCTCGTTTGTTCAGCGAACAATTACCTAGGCATGATTGGATCGGAAGCGGCCCAAAGAAGCGCGCAGGATCTTGTTATCCGAGATTTCCAGAAGAGTGGGGACTGGACATCCTACTACCGGAGAATGGAGCATTTGGAGAACGTAAGTTTCAATTACGAGCCTATGCCCGTCCCCAAGTCCAGACTTAGGAGATTTAGGTGAGAAAAATTCGGGAATTCTTATCGAGACTCATCCAACGAGAGCTTCAGCCCCTCCTGACCGCGGAAATTGCAAACACCGCAGCGGTTGGTAAACTAATCGCGGAAATTTCTCTACTCAGAGAGCAGATTGCTCAGCGACCGTTGATCGATGAGCAAACCGCGGGAATGGTCGATCCAACGCCCGTCCCTAAGACTAGCAAGAGCTGGATGCGGCGGAAGCAGGAACTAGAATTGGCTGATATGAGACAGGAATTGGAAAATGAAGCTCGACGGCTTGCAGAAAGAGCGGGTTAAAACAATGCCTCTCAAGAAGGGCGGAGGAAAGAAAGTTATCAGCGAGAACATTCGGGAGATGATGGCATCTGGTCATCCTCAACGTCAAGCTGTAGCTGCTGCAATGAGCACGGCGCGGAAATCTAAGATTGGGGGAATGGGACATGAGAAAAACAAAAAAGGAAAAGAAGGTCAAAAGTGAAGAAACTAAGAATCCCAAAGGTCGGGCCAAAGCTGAAGATAAAAAAGCCCCATCTTCCAAGCGGCCCGCATTTGAGGACTGGAGAGACTAACAAGTTCCAGCGCGGGCTTGAGATGATGGGCCTCGGGCGCCAGAGGAAAAACTACTGATGCGTAGGCACAGGCTAGATAGAGAGTATCTCCAGGGAGTGGTCAAGCTATACTCCCATGTAGATGAGAATGGATGTTGGTTGTGGACTCGATCTAAACATTCTTCAGGTTATGGAATACTCAAGATAGACTATAGGCAGTATCGGGTTCCTCGACTTTCCTTGTGGGCTTTTGGTAAGTTGGGTGAATTAGATGATGAGTCTGTAGTCTCACGTCATAAGATGGATATTTGCAAGTCACGAGCGTGTGTGAATCCCGACCACTTGGAAATAGGAACACCACGTGACAATATTATGGATTCCTTGAAGTATGGAGAGGATAATGTTGCTGCATTGAACTCTGTTAAGGAGTTCTGTAAACATGGTCATCTTTTCGACGAAGGAAATACTATATACCGTCATGGCAATAGCGGTGTCATGAGGGAGTGTAGAACCTGTAGGAACAGTGCTTAGATATGACCCCTGCTCCTAGCGATCTGGGTACTAATCTTCCACCGGACGCGTCTATAATCGACCGTGCGAAGAAAGATAAAGACCCTAATAATCACAATTTACCGCAAGAGCTGAAGGATTGCTTAAAATTCCTTGTGGAGAAATATGAAAAAGAAGATAGTTGGGTCCGAAAGCAACAAATTAAGCTCTGGAAGAAGAATGAAGAGTTTTGGCACGGAATTCAGTTTATCTTTTGGTCCGAAACCAAACAGGATTGGATGGCGCCAATCGGCACTAGCGGCCTCAGGTGGTTCGCTGAGACAGAGGGACGAGAGGGCAGCGAGGGGCCGTTCTACGATTTCGTCGTCAACATATTCAAAGCTCACGGAGAAGCAATCATCGCGGCCCTCAGTGCCCAAGTACCAGCAGTCCGATTCCCCCCAGACAACGCAGAAGACGCCGACGACGTTCAGACCTCCAGGACTTATGGGAAGATAGTCGATCTCATTTGTCGGCATAATCAGGTCAAGCTTCTTCAGTTCGCCAGCCTGTTTGTTTTGTGGAATCAGGGCTTGCTAGCTTGGTACCACGCGCCGAAGGCTGACAAAGCTTTTGGGATGGTCAACATTGAGACTTATAAAAAGGTCTTGAGCTGCCCGTCCTGCGGAGAATCAGCTCCCGTGGATGATGAGGAAGACTTGCTCGAAGGTCTGCACAACTGTAAAAACTGCGGCGCGCCCATGGAGATCGCGACGGTTCTGGATGGCTTTCAAGAGAGCCCGAAGACTCGGGTCATGATAGACACTTTCGGTGGCTTGCATGTCAAGGTTCCGTATTGGGCGCGCAAGCAGGGAGATTGTAGCTATTTGATAAAGGCCCTCGATCAGCCAAAGCCATTCCTGAGATCAATCTACGAGCATATCGAGGATAAGATCGAGAATGATGAAGGAGACGCTCAGGCATATGAACGAATGGCTAGAACTCCCTCAAGCTACACCGCTTTCTCCAGGTCGGATGATAATCGAGATCTTGCCACTCACAAACAGGTATGGATGCGGACTTGGGCATTTGAGGGACTCCCTAAGGAAAAGGAAAAAGAGAAGAAGCGGTTATATAAACTATTTCCAAGTGGGGTTTATGTTGCTTTCGTTGGGAATACGTATGCTGAAAGCCGCGACGAAGACATGGATAAGTACTGGACACTCGCCAAGAGTGGTCTTAGCACGTATATTCATAGCGACGCAATTGGGCAGCCCCTCATTTCGATACAAGAACTACGAAATGTATTGGTCAATATTACCGCTGAAACAATCGAGCAGGGAATCGGAAGCATGTTCGCTGACTCATCAGTCCTGAACTTCGATGTTTATTCTAAGCACGAGGCGCGCCCGGGAATGGCTTATCCCGTTCATCCGAAATCCGGGCAGAGCCTAAAAGATGCCTTCTTCGAGGGCGGGCGCGCCACGTTGAGCAAAGAGGTCGGGGATTTCTTCAATAGATTGGATCAGGACTCGCAGTTTTCTGTTGGTAGTTATCCAGCGATCTACGGCGGGCCGAGTGAAGGCTCATCTCGGACATTGGGAGAATATCAGCAATCTCGGCAGTATGCGCTGCAACGGTTGCAGATCGTTTGGAATCTATTTCAGATCTTCTGGGCAAAGCTAATGGAGAAATGCGTTCATCTGTACGTCGAGAACATGATCGACGATGAGCGGTTTTCAACTCCCGACCCGGAAAACAAGAACAATTACGTAAATGTATGGATCAGGAAAGCCGAGATGACGGGGCACGTTGGGGAGGTCGAACCGGAACCCAGCGAGCAGTTCCCGATGAGTCTACCACAGAAACAGGCGATGTTCTTCAAGTTTCTGGAACTCAACAGTCAGGTGATCACGGGGATATTAATGGACCCCGCGAATCAGAGGATGGTAGCGGACCTGACGGGATTCTTGGATCTGACTATCCCGACCGAGGATCAGCGAATCAAGCAGAATGTCGAGATCGACGAGATCTTGAACGGGCAACAGATTCAGCCTGAGGCGCTCGTGGATGATCATCAGGTTCATATGCAGACCCTCAAGGAGTTTCTCGTCAGCTCCAAGGGAATCGATCTCCAGAGGACCAACCCTCAAGGGTATCAGGCGTTAACTCAGCACTTGAGCGCGCATCAGCAAATAATCACGCAAATTCAGCAGGCTGCTACTCAGGCGCAGATGCAGCAAATGCAAGCCATGTACACTCAACGAGAAATGGCGCGGGAGTCGGCTCGGGCACAGGGCAAGATGGCGGCGGACAAGTCGAAAGAGCAAATCAAGACTCAGGAAGAAGTTAAGCGCGGGCTTGCTGAACGGCTGATCAACCCGCCACAAGTCGCGGTCCCAAGGAACGGAAAATAAAATGTTGAGAATCGTAGCAATAACATTTGCCGATACTGCTGTACATTCACTGTCGAGTTTACTGCCAGCATTACCGGCGGGCGCGATTCAGCCAACTAACGTTAACTTCTTAGCTATTAGGGCATCAGATGCTAACTCGGGAGCGGTCACGGTTAACGTGGGAGGAGTTAATAATGCAACTGACGGATTTCTGGCGGTTGCCAAGGGTGATCCGACATTCGTTATTGATTCATCGAGAAACTCAATCGCGCTCAAGGAAATCTTCATGAAATCCGCGGTGGGCGCGATTGTGGAAGTCGTTTTAGACAATATTTAAGGGAGAAAGGAAGCTATGACTACTTATCCAACGGGAGTTACGGTGGGACAGAATCAGCAAGTCCCCCCGAGTCTGTGGTATCTCTTCAACACATCGGCCAATTGCACAACGATGCTCACGACCATCCAGGCCGCGACGACTCCAAGCCCGGGGACCAATACCAATATGTATATCTATGATCCGGGCTATGGTTTCGTGTATGCAAACCCAACTGCACCAACCGTGGCTTGTTACCGATACGACTGTTATGGATCACCAGCCGCGGGATTGAGCGCGCCCGGGTCAATATTTATGCAGGAGAATGTCGCGGAGATTATCGACCGGCAAACAGTTCCCAATGCGGTGAAGAACGACATGTACGTGGCTGGTCAGGGATCTCCCGTTCTAAAAGTGCGGAAGGATTCACCGGTATTCGGGCACCTGTATTGGACATATGCCAGCAATCCTTATCCAACAGCGATGGACGAATTGCGCGCGCAAGTTGAGGAGCAGTTGCCGTTACCTGAGCCTAAACCCGAGCCTGAGCCTGAGAAGCATGGTCTGGGTTGGTTGCACGATAAGAAAGAGCACGACAAGAAAGAGCACGAGAAAGAAACGGCGCACAAACATTGAGATTCCTCATTTACAGCAAGTATGGGGAGGGCGCGGGGCTTGGGCTTCGATTGGAGCAGGAGGGGAATACTGTAGGTTTGTACATCAAGGAGCGAGAGTATCGAACGGTTTACGACGGTATCTTAGATAAGGTCGGCATACGGGATATCGATGATGAGACGATTATTGTTTTCGACTCTTCTGGGATGGGCTCGGAAGCTGATAAACTCAAGAGGTCGGGACACAAGGTATTCGGCGCGGGGAAGTTCCAGGATAAGCTAGAGAACGATCGAGAGTTCGGGCTTGAGTTCATGCAGGAGCACGGAATAGAGATTCCTGCGTCACGGAAGTTCGAGAGCACAAGCGACGGCTTAGATTTTATTGTGGATAATAGGGGAGACTATATTTTTAAGCCATCTGGAGACTTACCTTCCAAGCTCACATACAAACCTTGTGACCCCGATGATCTCGCGCATTACATGGAATTTGTTGATAAAAACTACGACATCGAGAGTTTCATTCTGCAAGAATGCATTGAGGGGACCGCGTTGAGTACCGAATTCTTCTGCGGCAAATGGGGATTCGTGGAACCCGCGACTCATACGATAGAGATCAAGAAATTCATGAATGACAACCTTGGTCCCTCGACAGGCTGTTCTGCTAACACGATCTGGGAGGCGGAGAGAAACGATATCGTTGATAAGCTGAAGAAGATCGAGGATGATATTCTCGATCAGGGCTATATTGGGCCTATCGATCTCAATGTTATGGTTGTTGATGATCAGTTTTATGGGCTGGAATGGACACCGCGCTTCGGTCTAGATGCAATGCCGACTTGGTTACAGCTGACCGATGAGGACGTGGGTCAGACTATCTCGGATCTCATCGATGGGAGTGTGGGTAAGATTAGCTTGCGGAGCGGGTTTGCCTCGGGAGTGCGGGTGAGCATTCCGCCATTTCCAATCGAGCCACATAATTTGAAGGTGATTGAGAGGGAACAACCGAATTATGGAGTTCCAATCCGAGGATTTGAAGATAACGAATCAAAAGTCTACTTATACGAAGTTCTTAAATCTGACGGTGTCCTATACCACAGCGCAGGTACAGGAGCAATCGGAGTCGTATCTGACGTTGCTGATACGATTGCCAGCAGCTTTAACGAGCCTTATAGAATACTTGAAAAAGCCAAAATCCCCGATAAGCAGTATCGAACAGACGCGGCGAAGGTAATCGGGGGAATGCATAAGAAGGTTAAGGAGATGGTTTATGCCTGAGATCGAAGGCTCGACGACTGATATTTCGGATGATATTGCTCTCTTGGAAGAGGGGGAGGAAGGAGGTGCGCCCGAGGAAAAAGAAACGTCCGAAATTCAATCGGGGGTGCCCAACGAAGGCGCTCCCGATAAAGACGAGCCAGAAGCTGAGCCTGAAACCGAAGAGAAGCCATACGAAGTCGCGCACCCGTTCAACCGACCTTCGATAAAACAAATCAACGAGAAGTATCCAGAGATTTTCAAGACATTCCCGAGCCTCAGAGACATGTATTTTCGGGAGGCCGAGTTTTCCAAGGTATTCCCTACTATCGACGACGCGCGGGAGGCCTCGAAAGATGTTGAGATATACCGGGGTCTAAGATCGAGTTTGGAGCAGGGCAAGAACGATGATCTGTTCAAGTTTCTGGATAACGAGAAGCTATTGGAAGAATTCGCGCCGCAGATCTTCCCGAGTTTGGTGAGGACAAGGCCCGAGGCTTTCTGGTCGGCCGCGAATCCATTCATCGAAGATATTTGCCGGAATATGTTCAACAAGGGCGTGAAGGATGGGGATCAGAACATCCAGAACGCGGCGCGCCATCTTGCAGAATTCTTTTTTGGCGATCTGTTGGTCGCTGAGGGGAAAAGAACATTCGTAAAGCAGCCTGATCCTGCGAGAGCCGCAGAATTGAAGGCGAGTGAGAAATACGACAACGAGCGATATCTGACATTTCGGAGTGGCGTAGCAGGATCTATCCAAAGCGAGATGTCGAGATTAATAAACGAAGGTGGTAAGTTAGACGGTTTGAGTCCATTTTTGCAATCCGTTATTGCCGATAAGATCATTGAAAATGTCGGTAGTACATTACAGTCCGATACCAACCATATCAAGTATATGGACAGTTTGTGGGATCGGGCTAAGAAGTCTGGGAGAACCGAAGAAGACAAGGCCAGGTTGGTATCCGCGTATCTGGCGCGCGCTAAATCGCTAATCCCTTCTCTGCGATCGAAGTTTTTGGCTGAGGTGAATGGAAAAGGTCCGTCAGCCAGTGCCGAGAAGATTAAGCGAGTATCTAGCGTCGCTAACAGAACAGCCGAGTCTGGCAACGGGCGCCCGTCGGGTACTAGGAGTCTCGACTACAACCCAAGAAGAATCGACTACTCGAAGACTAGCGACTTGGATATTCTCAACGATGAAGTCAAATACAAGAATTGAGGGTATAACAAGTGCCTGGAGGTTTAGAGCTTCAAGTAGTTGGAACAGAACTTGAGCGTGTTCTGCCAAAAGTGCCCGCTCTGTTCGATCGAGATGATGTCTTTTATAGCTCTCTCGAAAAGCGGCCAGTTGAAGTAATATCATCGCGCGACATGCGGATTCCGTTAGAGTTGAGGCCCAATGGGAACACGGGGTACTATAACCCAGACGGTGGTGATCTGGGTCGTGGTGATATTTCTGATTTTGATAAGGCGGTTATACATTCGGTGCATTTAGTGCATCGGGTGGAAATGACGGCCAAGAACATTTGGTCCACGGATAGCAATCGGAAAGCCGTGATGAATAGCTTTCGGCATGCTTTGGCTGTCGAGATGTCGCAGTTCCGAAGAGACGTAGACAGCCAATGTATGACGGACGGCACGGGAACCTTAGCGACCATAACTTCAGTAACAACGGCGGGTGGTGTTGATACATACACTTGCACGACCGATGGTTACGGAGTCAGATTGCTGAGATCGAAACAACAGATCAACGTCTTTGATCCGACTTACGTGACTCTGAGGACTGCAACGGGCGGGCCTTACGTCATTACTCAGTATGACCTCGCAAATAAACAAGTTCAAGTGACACCGGCTGTCACCGGCGTAATCGCCGGTGACAAGATTGTTGCTGATGGATTAACGAGTTCCCCGCCAGTCGGGATGTATGGTGTTCCTTACCATAATTCAAACAGTTCGGTTGGAACGTGGCTCGGGTTTCCCAGAGCAACCACTCCTGAAATACGTGCCAATCGAGTAAACGCCGCAGGTTCAGCGCTAACCCTACCTCTACCCCGACTAGCACTGAACCTGATCGGCGATCGTGTTGGGATAAACTACAGAAGCAAGTGTACTGCTTGGATGCACAAGGCTCAACAGGCGGCCTACGAGGAATTGGGATTTAACGTCATTCGCATCGATAAGGCAGCGAAAGAGGAAGGCTTAGATTTGTATTTCAACGATAACATGAGAATGGCCGGAGCGCCGCTCAAGATTTCGTACAGTTGGGATCGAACTCGGATAGACTTCATTGACGCTGAATATTGGGGCCGCGCGGAGTTAAAACCACCTGGGATGTACATGTCTCCTGATGATAATCAACGCATCTGGGAGATCCGAGGCGCCAGCGGTGGTGTAGCGACGAGTTGGGTCTTCTACTACGTAGCATCGTTCAACATCTTTATGAACAAGCCGGCCGGTTCCGCGTACATCGACCAGCTTGCCTTCCCATCGGGTTATTAGTTACTCCTTTCTCGGGCGCGCGTTTAATCTGGGCGCGCGCCCGTATTTTTCAAACGCATTTTTCAAACGTAAAACATGGAACATCAACTCAATAAATGGCTAACGAGCCACGGGATGTACAACAACTTGCCGATATATAGGCTCGTCTGGTCTGAAGATATCATGGAACATAGGAAGGGGACTTTTCGGGAATTTTATGGGGACATTTTCCTGAGGGAGTTCAATGGAGTCAGGTTGGTTAGGAAGTATAACTACATCCATGAGAGATGGATTTTTGAGGCTTTCTCTGTTGAGGGAGGAAGTCCTGAAGTCCCTGGGAGTCTCGAAGGGGATTACGTTCCAATTTATGTTTTTGAGTCTGCAAATGGCGAGAGTTTGCCAGTGACTCGGAAAGTACTGGAGTTCTTGATCGGCGCGCTGAATAAAAGGGTGACGAAAGATATGATTCCTTCTGAGGAGTATCTGAAGGAGAAAAGTGTCGGAGAAATCGAAGATTCGTGGGATGATCATCCTATGCATTTTTCTACTCGTCCTGGTCCTCAGCGTAATTCTATTTGGTATAAAGGAGTAAAGGATGCATCACGAGGAACATAATTTCTGTACGATTGTATCGTTTATGCCGATACAGTTATTTGAGGTCAAGTCTGGGGTCATTCCTCCGGCTTACCTAATACCGGCTAGTGAGGGAGATGAGAAGCCGGGAATCTTATGGGTGCGGCCCGCGAGTTTCTTCACGTATATTGATGCGGATCGGGGATCGTTGAGGAGCGTGGCTCTGAGTGATCAAGTCGCCAAGGCTATTTGTGATGATTTCGCGTCTTCGCAACTCGGGATTGACGAGAATTCCAGACCGGGAGTTACTTGGTTCCCGGGAAAGCTTGAGGCGGAAGAAGTATTGGCGGCTTATCCTAAGGAGATTGCTCAGGTACTTGATCTACACTATAATTGGTACCGTGCTATTTGTTTTATCGCTGATAATGACTGGAATCGCTACCATCATCATAATTCAGTTAGTGACATTCAGCGTAAGGCTGGGACGGCTCTTGGGCTTAGTTCCCTAGAGCACGAATGGCTTTCGATTAGCTCGGCACAGGGGCAGACTAGATGCCCCGCGTGCAAGAGTCCGCTGCACCCTGATGCGATCGTGTGCGGCGCGTGTAAGTGCATTGTTGATGCTGAGAGATACAAGAAGTTAAGTTTCGCTAAGGAGGAACCATGGCTAACGCAACAGCGCGCCCCGTTGTCCCAACCATCCTAAATACTTGGGTGGCAGGGAATAAGATGATCATCACCGGAACCGTCGCATTCAGCGCGCCCACCGATATTTATGTTGTCGGTGGGATTCCATTTAGCTTTTTCGGGGGCATGATAAAAGCTCGGAAGAAGCCGTATTATGTTCAGTTCGCCAGTGTGAATGGGAACACATATGGCTATGTAGTCGGGACCGATGCATCTAATGGCAAACTGAAGATCTTCACCGCGGCGGGGACCGAATTAACAGCGATTGCATTGCCCGCTGGAATCTCGGGAGATACGATAAACTTCGAGGCCGCATTTGCTCCGTTGCAATAACGAAAAAGAAAAATAAAGAAAGAAGGCTGAGATGTCTGTTGCGACTTCTGTGGTTCTGGCTACGGTTAGGACGTTTCTTAATGACGACGCGGCGGCGAATTGGACCGATGCGGCTCTGATGCCCAAGCTCCAACAGGCGCATCGGGAGTTGCAGGTCAAGCTTAGGAGAGCCGCCGCGCCCGTTATGAAAGGGACTTACATTGAGACGATTCCTGCATCAGGTACGGCATTCTCCACTCCTCCAGTGGATTTAATTGCCCCTATCCAACTTTGGGAAAACGCGCCCGCTGGACCGTTGGCGAACTATCAACTGATGACCGAATCTGATCCACTACCGAATGTCGCTCAGGTTGCTACTTTGGTCTGGTGGGCTTGGGTTAATGAGGTTGTGACTTTCATTGGATCATCGGCAAGTAGAATGGTCAAGATGGTCTATTGGAAGAGGATCACCGTTCCACAAGCGAACACTGATCTAATAGGGTTCATTGATGGTGAGTTGTACTTAGCGCCTCGAACGGCCGCGATCGCTTATGGATCAACGGGGGACGGGAATTCGATGGGAGTCTTGGCGGGCTTGGCTGATGCGAGTTTATCTGAAGTTATCCTGAGTAACAGAGGTCGCGCGCCGCAGGCTCAAAACCAATCGCAGAAACCGTAAAAATCATGACGATGCCATTTGTTCCACCCCTGGTTCCATTGTTGGGTGATGTTCTCTCGCAAACGAGATCCATGCTAAATGATGAGGAAGCGGCGAACTGGCCCGATCAGAAGATGCTCGGGAAGGCGCGCTTCGCATTTCAGGAGCTAGAGGCGGAGCTGTTGTTATGGGGGATTCCGCTATTGAGCACTGTTATTATGACGATGGATGTTCCAAAAGTGAACACCGCGACTTTCATTGATATGGATCTGGATTTGTCCCAGTTGCCCGGATACCCATCGGATATGGTTCTTCCCATTTGGCTGAAAGAGAGGATCAAAAATGAAGCGCGCGAGAACTTCGTTGATATGGTTGAGACTGCGTACATTCCTAATGTTTCCGTGGATACTGCTCTACGGTATTGGAATTGGCGTGAAGGACGCATTTTCGTATTGGGCGCACTTTTGGATAACCAGGTTCAAATCAGGTATCAGAGAGTCATACCGACTCCTGGTGTGAACACGGATACGATTTTCGTCCCAATGGCTCAGCTTTTTCTGTCGTATAGGATTGCCTCACTGTGCATGGAGAGTCTAAAGCAATGGGATGCTAGTGATCGTTTCAAGAACTTAGCTGAAGAGAACATGGAGAGGCTAATGAGACATAACGTCAAACAACAACAGAACGTGCCAGCCAAGAGAAGGCCGTACCACAGGGGACTCGGAAGGACAAGAGTCTTGAGGGATTTCTGATGGAAGCTATGTTGATTCAGTTGGTCATAGTTTTGATAGTCGTGGGACTGGTGATTTGGCTGATTCAACAGCTTTTGCCAATTCCCCCACAGATTAAGAACATAATCTATGTTGTGATTGTTCTGATCTTAATTCTATACTTGTTGAGGTCGTTTAAAATCATTTGAAATGGACTTTTCTAAGTACCAGTTGACTCAAGTCGTGCAGTTTCTTGGACTCTGGTCTAGGGGTTCGTTCGATGATGTCCCGAACGATCATGCATCGGATATCCAGAATCTCTCGTTCACGGATAGGAAAGAAGTATACACCAGGATTGGAACTGATATTAGCTTTGCGAGTGGCAGAAAAGTTGTTCGATCGAAGATGGCGACATTCAACGATCAGACATTGATAATGCTAACTTGCGATGGGAATGGGAACATCTATCGAGAAGATAATGGAACGGTATTGTTGAATGTTCCCAACATGATCGACTTTGAGATTCTGAACGTCAATAATAAAGTCCTCATCGCGCCCGTGCTGAGCGCGTTCAGCGCGACCAATTACATCTATATTTGGACGGGGCCATCCGCCGCTTTACGGCCAATGGCAGGCGCGCGACCGAGCATTGCGGGAATGACGGCAACCGAGAATTCGACCCCCGGTGTGGTGAACGCGGGCGCGCATTGTTTCTCAGTTGCTTATGCGACTGATACGGGATTCGTGACCGCACCGGGAGTTGATGCCAATCTCACTGGCAGTAATAATCTGGAGCCTATTGGTCCATATGCGTGCGCGACTTCCAATGGAAACGATCAGATTTGGGTGACCCAAATTCCAACGGGCGCGGGGATTCCGGGAGTGACCGGGCGATGGTTGTTAATGACCAAATCGAATATGCCCGAGTTCTTCAGAGTCCCGAATCCTGATGGTTCAGCTAATCCGACTCTACCCGATACGACAACGACTTCGATGCAAGTCAGCATTAGTGATCTCGGGTTGACTATAAGTGCGGACCCGTTATTTGACTTGGCAGAGCATGTTTTGTCTGGGGTTAGTAGCATTGGCTTAACAGCGTATAAAAACCGAGTATTCATTATCAATGGAGGAACGACTAGCCAAGCGAATACTGTGGTCGCACCAGATAACATTTGCGTTTCCAGTCCGGGAACTGTCGAGTCTTTTGATCAAGCTTATGGGAATATTCAAGTGCCGAGCCAGCATGATGGCAATTTCGCGCGCTGTGCATCGGAATTGTTCGGGGTTTTGTATATATTCAAATCTGTTGGGATATTCAGTACTCAGGATAACGGGCAAGATCCGTACTTATGGCCTGTGATGATGGTTGATGGTTCGGTTGGCTGTTATCCAAAGGGATTAGCGTCGATCACAGGAAGCCAAAACTCTCTAGGGATCTCTTCGATGATCATTCTCGGAGATCGAGAGGGTCTGTTCATGTTCAATGGAAACGTGATTCGTCCTGAATTGACGTACAAGATCAAGAACTTCTGGAATCAGATATACGATGCCTCTCAGATTAGGATCGCTATTGACCCATTTGAGGAGCAAATGTATGTTCTGTTGCCAATAAGTTCAACTGCTAATGTCCTTCTGGTCGCAGACTACGCGGCGGGCTTAGATCCGCAGGCTATTCGTTGGACGATTTACAAATTCCCTTGGAATATCAACGATGTGACAATGGCGAATATTCAGGATGTCTCGGACTGGTTGTATTTGCCTAGACTGGGAACCAATGTTGGCCTGATGAAATTGACCGGTAAGAAAACCACGGATTATGGATCGGTGGCAGTCGATAACTACTGGAGAACTGGATTATTGACTTCAGCTCCAGGAACGGTCAGCGTTTTCCGCTATCTGCGATGGCGAATGAAGGGCGCGGGAACGCTCAATACGTATTTGTACGATGAGAATTACGGGAATCAAATCACGGCATTTCCGCAGACGATCGGGGTTGGGAATCGGGATCAGGCGATTCAGATTAACTACGTGAATGAACAAATGTCCGTGAAGTTCGAGACTACTGGAAACATGCAGGTTTCTAGGTTCGATGTCTTCAGCGCGATTCAGTATCCTTCGAGGCCAAGCGTTTGATTAGGGATCTAACAGTTAAGCCGCGAGTCTCTCATCTGTATAGAGACGATAACCATCTTTGGCTTGTGTTGAATGATGTCGAGGATTGGGCGCGGGATGTAACTGACACGGTCAATTCCGTTACGGCTCCGGTCACAAAAAATGGGGGGACGACAACTCCGGGCGGCGCGCCCA